CAATAAGTAACTCCACCGACGGTCACGACGAGTGAGCTCTCAAGGTCAACTTGACGATATAAGATGAAGATACTCTTCACAACCTCATCAAGATCAGACGCTGTTGCAGAGGAATGTATCTTCCAAAAGTCAACACACACTTCATCATGAGAGGCAAGCTTTTTAGCAAGTTCAGGCTTAACATAGATCCTATGGTCGTGTGAAGAACCATAATTAGCCCACATAGAAGATGCGCTAGAAAGCATGTCCTTCAACTGCTGAAACGTATCCACATTAATGTGAATATCAGGATCAGGCGTTATACTTACATGGGTTGAATCACCCCAGTCGTATAGTACATTTGCATCTTTCCATTTGCGAACTTTCTTCCCGAGCTCGAGAATGAATCGGTTGACAGTCATCTGCTCTCCATTCACTATGACTACACCCGGCTGGGATACAACACCTTCTATGTTAGTTCCGATGGCAGTCCAGGCATGACCGCAGTCACCGTCAATGTGGAGAACACCGTCAAGGCCGAGTCGTCTCCGAAGACCCTCAAGGTGCACTTCAGGAAGATACCTTCCATTCGGTCGGCCTGCACACCAGTTGGTAAGTCGGGTGCGCATAGGAGGGTAGTATGGTTCTATCTTTATATTTGAAGATAGAAATATAACACTAGACATACTTCTGGAGTTATAGAAGTCAAGGTATTGTTGTTGGTAGGCAATTACCTGATCATCTATCCAGTACACAGCAGAATCAACCCATGTAGAGGAGTCAGCAAGATTTACCTTGCATATCTTGGTTTTCATCAGGTAGGGCAGACGTGTGTTTACATCCTCGTAAAAACAGGTCTTTCCACGCCCAGGAGGTCCATGTATATGGACGACAAAATGGTCATAAGCAGATTGCTGAGTAGCAGCTGTTACAGGAACAGGAGTGACTTTCTTGAGTATGTCTCTAGCCTTGAGAACGGGAATCGCGTCATTGGCACGAGGATGAACTCTCGGCGTGATGGCAGCACGCTCAAAAGTAATCTCCTTCTTTCCAGTCCAATTCTCAAGTAAGTCTTTCAACTCATCGTCAAGAGGAGGAGGTGGGTGATCGTTATTCTGTTGCCACGCCATGATATAGCAGTCTTGGATGAAAGCCTCGTATGTAACCTCAGTCTCAATGACATTGATCTTCTTGGTCTGTGCGTCATAAACCTTCTCGATACGAAAGTACCGGTAGGTGTTAGGAGACCGGTCACACACGACATCTCTCGTCTGATTCTGTTTCATCAAATTCTCAGCCTCAGTGTGTTTCATTCTGTACTGGTGAACACGCGATTCTATGGCTTGAGCAGCTTCTTCAGTAAATAAAGTGTCAAGAGAAGTTTTCCCGGAGTTACTCGTCATGAAACAGAATCGTGCCGTGAAGTTTCGGTCCTTAATAAAAGCCCCCGGCACAAGAAATGGTCCGCTGGAAGCTATCAAGTTAATGAAGCCGAAAAACGGGTCCTTAGATCCCTGCGCACGGAACTCGTCATAACGTGCAAAGTGCTGTCCGTTGTAGTCTGAGAAGTGCCCGTTAGCATTAATCTGGACTTGATAGCACTCTTCAGAAATGCCTCCAAGTCGCTTGGCAAGTTCAGGTATAATGAACTTATTGATAGCTGTTGTCTTACCGATCCCCGGTTCGCCAACTATCTCTATCAAACTGCACGGAGTCCGGTCTTTGGTTGCATGGTAGCATTTGTTGACCTCCACCCAGAGCTCAGATATGCGTTGATCTTTATAGGACAATGTACGTATATACCATCCTACGACTTTGGATTTGTGTTCCTTGCAATCACGCAGAAACTGACGGAAGTCTTTCGGCCACTGGACTAATCTTTCGAGAAGTTCTAGGCGGGTCAGGAAAGCTCCAACAGGGACAGCTAGTATATTGTCAACCTCAGTACAAAGCTTGTTGAAGCGGGCTTCAATCAAGTCGTCTTTCTGAGTTTCAAGATCAAGCAGATTAGTGGTGATAAAGTCTTGGGCTTGGCTCAGATTCTTGGTTAACGCTGCAGATTGATTAGCAGCAGTTATCCATCTGAGAAAGTCGTTCTTCTTTGGGGAGAAACCCATTCCCAGAGCTCCAAGCAACACAGACAACACGCACAGAGCAACCTTAGACCAATCTCGCGCGTCT